ACTTTACTGCAATTACATCCGCTCTTGGCCTAAGTTCAAAGGCTTTAGACAAATCGCTTGAAACACAAGTGGCAGAGCCGACAACAAGGACGGCTCTGCCACCCCACTGCATTAGTCCGTATCCGTTGCAGTCACAGTTACGCCGTCAGTGATGTCCACTACCGAACCGGTATTGGCATTCACATAAGCGGTAGACATTACCGGAGTGCCACCCGTTGCCGAGTAGCAGAAAATCAGATCGCCAACCTTGAGGATGGAAGCCACGGTATTGAAATACCCCGAAGCGCGGATGACCGATTGGGCATCAGTGCTGCTGTAGGTATAAATAGCCGGGGCATTACCAGCCTTAGACTGACCACCAACGGCATTGAAGCCGGTTGCGGAAAAAGCCATGATTTATTGCTCCTTATCTCAGGTTTCGCGGCAGGTGATTTTGACGATACCTTCATCGTCGATGGCAATCGCACCAGCCGAAAACACTTCGTTAACCAGCCACGAAGTCTTTTCTGCAATGTAATTGATCTCGGTACGCATTCCAATGCCTTCACCGTAGCCAACAGCCATCTGATGGAAAGCAAAGCAAGAACGATCCAGCGAGCCATCAATAACCAAGCCACCCTCGGAACGATCGCCCAGCGTGTGGAAGGTGAAGCCCAGGAACGAATTGATATCGCCCTGCACCAGCGCCTTCACGCTGTTGAAGTCGCTAGAGGTAACAGAGGTTTCCGACAGCAGCGAAGCAAGACCGTTGCCGTGGATAATGATGTGACGGCCTTCCGGCGGCACATTGTTTTTATCCAGCAGACGCTTAGCTTCACGCAGCTTTGCCACATTGAGGTTGCTGTCTGTGCCGCCAATGTCATTGCTGACGGTCAGCGAGGTGGACGAAGCAGTCAACGCATCCAGAATCATCTGGTCTTGACGGCGGCCCATAGCGCCAGCAACAACTTGCACCAGTTCTTGGCGCTCGTCGAAGTTGACTTTGGCTTGGCTGAAAATGTCAGAGTACTCGGCAGCGTTGTAGTCGGACAGGGTACAGGTGACGGTGGAGAAAGCGACATTCAGCGGGGTGACATCGGTCTGCGGAACGCGGATCGTTGCTACGCCCTTGCCCACTTTCGGGAACTTCACAGTGCTGCCTTCAACCCCTCGACGCTGGCGAACCGCCGGAACCAGCATGGCCTTACCTTGGTAAGCCTGCTTGACTTCCGCATCGAAGAGAGTAACGAAGGCGTTCGAGAGAGACACGCTCATGGTATTACCTCATTCAAAAATTTAGGATTGGGTTCTCGCGCCGGTATGCCAAGAGTCTGGGCCGAATGCTTGTTGGTTACGCCAACCACGCGACAGCGCTTGCTGTAAGAAGGGCCAAAAATCCGGTATGCCTTGGGCTGGATCATACGCCCCCGGTTGTAGAAAGCAAGCGCTAACTTAAAAAAAACCCCCGGTGGATGGCCGGGGGAAAGGTGGCGACGAAAAACCTGACAAATAGCTTACTGGAAGCTGGCTGAGAACATCCGCTCCACTTTCTGACGGAATGCCGGATCGGTTTTGTACTTGGGATCGGCAACCATCTGGTACAACTCATCCTTGCTGGGAGCGCCAGACGGTGGCAGGGAGTTGGTTGGGATACGGGTTCCCTCGTAGGATTCCCGCAGCTTCATCAGCGCCTTAATGCCGTTGGCCGTCCCGCCCATGACCTTGAATTCCTCAAAGTCATCTTTGCCCCAAATTCCCTTGCGGACCAGGCCGGATGCCCAGTCAACCATCCCTTTGACAACCGCATCCGCGTTCGGGCCAAGAGCAGCCTTTTCCTGTTGGAGCGATTTAACCTGGGCCTCAACTTGACCAGCCCCCATCTTGACCACTTCACCAACAAGGTCATCTAGCGCTCCTTGACTGAGGCCGTACTTTTGCGCCCAGCCCATGACATGACTGCGGAGAGGATCGTCTTCAGGGATCGAGCCGAAGGCGGCGGTATCGTACTTTCCATCGGCTGGGGCTTTGTGCTTGCCCTGGCTGATTTGCTTGCGGAGATCGCTCCAGCTTTTGGCGATGCCTTCGAGGTCCGGCTCGCTGGTGTCTTTCTTCCAGAAGTTTTCCGGCCAGAAGTCTGGTCTTTCGAGAGGCTCTTCATCGGTAGACGGCTCCTCTGCCTTGTGAGCGATGACAACATTTTGAGTGTCTGGCTGGGCCGCGCTGTCATCAGTAACTGTCGCTGAATCGAGTAGGCCAACTTCACCGCCAGACGGCTGGGTGTTGCTAGGCTCGTTTCCTTGCGTTTCCATTAAGTGTTCCCTTGGTTAAGTGCTCTCTTGATCCGCGCTTCAATATCCCGCACCACGCTGTTCTGACCTTCACGGTAGAACGCATGGGCTGGATCGCTACCAGGCACGGCAACCGGTTGCTCCAGATAGACGGCACGAAGCCATTCGGCCAGCTTCTTGCCATCCTCGTTCGAGAAAACACGGAAGGTCAGTCGGTCCAGGTCATCCCTGGCATCCGAAACAGTCCGTGCGTCCTTGGGTGCTGCGGCCTCTAGATCATCCCAGCCAGCCATCAGACACCCATTGCTTGTTGCACTGCACCAGCCGCGGCCTCTGGATTGGCCTGCGCCGCCTGCTGCGCCATCTGCGCCATGTCATTCATGCGCTGCGCCCTCTCTGCTGGGCTGGTTCTGAGTCGCGCTGGAATGCCAAGCTTCTCGCCCACATAGTCGAGCATCTCGCCAACCTTCAGCGACATTTGGCCTTCCGGACCAGCGCCCTGGGCGATCTGCGCGAATTGCAGCACCTTGTTGATCTCGTCCATCGACTGCGCCATTGCAAGCGGAGCCACCGGAGAAATGCGTACCTCAAGGCCATTGACCTTCAGCGGCAGATCAATCAGGCCGCGGTCATCCATGACCTCCAGCGTTTTGGAAACCAACGGGATCATTGTCTCGTTGATCAACCGGCCAAAGGCGCTTCCCAGGTTCTGGGACAGTTCCTTCATGCGCTCAACAACCTCGGTCGCAGACCTGGCGCTCATGTTGTCAGGCGGCAGCGACTCGTCCAGTAGCACTCGCTTGATCGACATCCGCAGATCATTGATCACGATCTGGCTGACATTGAAGTCACCAGCGCGCGGCAACGCCTTGAGCGCCTCGCCCTGTGGACCGCCATTCCTGGCAACCGGGATGATTGCGCCGGGGATGATCTTGACCGTGTTCGGATTCAGCACACCGTCATCTGCTGCCGTGTAGACACCGGATATTGCAAGGCTGGCATTCTTGAGCAACAACTCCAGCGTCTTATTCAGCGTCTTGATGTCAGGCAGCGCGGTGATGAGCGGCCCACGGCCATAGATTTCACCGGCCACTTTCATGTAGCGAGACACCACCCACGGGCTGTACGGCATCACCCGATAGACAACCTCGGTCTTGGTTTCCTTGTGAATGACATGGTAGCCATACTTGCCTGACTTGTAATCGAAGACCGTGGCCTCGATCAGTTCAACATCATCAGTAGGCTTTTCATTGATGCGCTTTTGCAACTCAGCATCGATCTGCGCGTCTTTCCATTGCTGCTGGATAGACTCGCCCTTGATCCGCATGCGCCGGTAGACATTGTCCACCTGGCCGTTCGCGCCCTCTTCAAAGGACACAAGGTATTGCGGCACTGGCACGAAGTTGATCGGACTGACATCATCACCAGGCTGCACAATCATCACTGCCGTTCCGACAGCCAAGTCGAGCAAGAACTCGCCCATAGCAATGTCGAAGTTAGACTGCTTCAGCGTTGCGAACAGTTTGTCTGTGTAGATATCCAGCGCAGCTTGCGCTTCGTTGCGCCGGTCATTGGGAATATCAGGACCAGGTTCCAGCCTGCACCATGAACGCTGCGGTGGGAATATTCCAGATTGCAGGCGGTTGGCAAAGCGCTGCGTCGAGTTGATGGCCGTCGAGTCAAACACCCGTGCCATCTTCTTGCTGCCACCAACCTTACCTTCCCAGTAGCCGTCATACAGATTGCGCTGCGGCAAGGCAAACTCATACGCTTCATCATAGAGATCGCGGAAATCATCCTTCTTCCGCATAGCAATGTCATGCCGCTTGATGAGGTCTTCCGGCGATAGTTTCAATTCAGCCATGATCAACTCTTTTCTTTTTGGTATTTGCGTAGCAAACTTCGTCCCTTTGCAGCGAGTCTCGCCGCCGCGTCTTTTGTGCGCGGTACTGGCTCACCCCACGCATTTGCAGCCAATGCCAATCGCGTTGGCTTACCACTATCGTTTACCAAAGGCCCACTCGGATTTGTATAGAACCGAGTCAGGAATGATCCTTTGCGTCTTGCGCTTTGTCCTGTTGGGCTGGACTCCTTGACCCCTGGCTGCAAGTTCTTACTCTCACCAGAACGCTCAAACTTGCGTCTTCCAGCCTCGGTCAACCCGCCCTCTGGGTCTTTGTACTTGCTCATTCGTACCATTCCAACTCAAGCAGCGCCGTATGCGATGTGCCATTGACATTGGTCAATCTGAATAGGTAATTGGTGAGCGGTGTAAGCACATACTCCAAGCTGCCTGCTGACCCGCCAGATGCTTTCTTTCCTGTGCCGCCAGTGATGAATTGCCGATTAATCAGCGTTCCCAATGTGGTTACGGTAGGGTTGGTAACCATCGCAACATTGCTGGTAGTGACAATGTTTCTGTTTCTGCGAACAGGCGTAAACGCTGTGCCGCCAGTGGTGCTTGTTCCTTCGTAGACAAAGAAATCACAGTCACCAGACGATTCCATTGCAATGGTCACATGAGCAATTGTTCCAGGCCCAGCAGCAAGCACAATATCAGCGCTTGAGCCTGATGCAAGCTTTGC